ACACGGCGGTCCTATGGGGCTGTATCAGGCGTATCGCAAAATGTATGAGGCTTTGGGCGTTACGAACATTGACGCTATTTTGCCCCCACCGCCACCGCCACCCCCGCCTGCTAATGCTGCTAAAGAAAACCAGAATGCTCTTATGGGTATGCCGTTACAGGCATTTCCAGAGCAAGACCATCAGGCTCATATAGAGGCGCATATGGCGGTCATGTCTACACCTGCCATGCAGCTTAACCCTGCGTCTATCGTGGCCTTACAGGGTCATATACAGGAGCATATAGGGCTTATGGCTGAAAAGCAGGCACAGGCACAGGTTATGGAAAGAATACCGCCTGAAGTGCAGCAAAACCCAGAGCAAATGCAAATGATGATGCAGCAAATCAAGCCACAGATTGACCAGATAGCTGCCGTTATGATTGCAGATATGGTTGAAAGCATGGCGCAAGCCGTAGAGCCGCCACAGCAGTCTGATCCTTTGGTTGATATACGCAATCAGGAGCTACAGCTAAAAGCGGCTGATATGCAGCGCAAGACTGCAGAGTTTGAAGCCAAGCAAGAGTTAGAGCGTGAGAAAGAAAAGAATGACGTTCTAGTAAATCAACAGCGCATTGATGTTTCTGAAGCGGCTTTGGACGATAAGACCAGAATTGCAGAAGATAGGATAAGAGCGCAGCGTGAAATTGCGGTGATGAATGCAACAAAAGCCAATACAGGATAATATCGTAAATTTTCCTGAAATGACTGAAATAGACAGGCAGTTCTTGGAGTTGGAACGCCAAAAGATTTTGATTGCACAACAACGTAAGCAAATAGAAGATAGGAAGTGATATGAGTTCTTCAGTAAGACAGAAAATGGCAGAAGTTATTAAGGCGGCAAAACGTCAGCCTGTAGTTACAGCAGAGGTTCAACATGAAGCCACGCCGCCTATCGCGGAAAAGCCTGCAAAAAAGCCCAAAGCCCCAGTTAAAAAGCAGGCCAAGAAAAAGACCAAGGCAACTAAAAAAGTTTAGTAGAATAGCAAGACCCCAAAGATTTATAGGGGTTTTATAGCTTTTTACTAACAATACTTGCGTATCCCGTATAATTGCATACTATGTGTGCAGGGGGACAAGTATGGACGCTGCACATCTAGCACAATATCTGTTGAAAGAAATACGTGAGCGTGATTCTAGGTTGAAAGACCGAGTTGCTGACGGTTCGGCCTCATCTTGGGATGAGTACCGTTATCTTGTAGGCGAAATACGCGGAATGACCTACTGCGAAGATTTAATTAAAACCGCGATGAAAGGCATAGAGTTAGAAGATGACTAAAAAATTGTATGTTCCTGATCACGTTGCGAAAGCAGCTAGGAAAACAAAACTATCCAAACCGATAGAAAACGCTTTTAAAACGCAAGGGACTGAAGAAGATAATAAAAATGTTGATGATCCATCTAACATTGAGCCTTCGGTGCTTGAGCGTTTACCTCAACCCACTGGGTATCGAATATTAATTATTCCGTATTACCCTAGCGCCAAAACAAAAGGTGGCTTGTATATTCCTGACCAAACTAGAGAGCGGGAGTCATTTGCTACTGTGTCAGCTTATGTAGTTAAGTTAGGCCCGGATGCCTACAAAGACGAACAAAAGTTCCCAAGTGGCCCCTATTGTCAGGAAAAAAACTGGGTTCTTATAGGAAGATATGCTGGGAATAGGTTTAAAGTGGACGGTCTTGAGGTCAGAATCATAAATGACGACAATATTATAGCCACAATACTTGACCCAACAGATGTTTCGTATGTATAGAAAGTTAGGGAGCTAAGGAAATGTCTATGGCTGAAGAAAGCATGGAAAAAGAAGAGTTCAACGGCACTACTATTGAACTTGAAGAGGACAATCAGGAATCATCTGCTGTTGAAGCTGCTGAACCCAAAGATGATTCTGATGAAAGCCGAACAAAAGTTCGTAAAACATCAGATGGCGATGACGAACTTGAAAGCTACAGTGAAAGCGTAAAGAAACGCATAAATCAGCTAACTGCACGGCGGAAAGCTGCAACAGAAGAAGCTGAAGCTGCTGTTCAATACGCACAGCAAGTTCATCAAGAAAACCAGCAAATGAAAGCTAGGCTACAGCAACTAGACCAAGGATATAGGTCCGAGTATGAGGGGCGTGTAGTATCTCAAGAGCAACAAGCCAAACGCGCTTTGACAGAAGCGCATGAAGCTGGTGATTATGAAAAGGTTGCTGAAGCGCAGTCAGCTTTATCGCAAGTTGCCATAGAAAAAGAACGCATTCGGCTGCAAACTGCTAAGGCAAAGCGTGAAGAACAGCAACGCCAGTATGAGGCAGAGCAGCAGCAGCAACAACCACAACAGCAGCAGCCACAGCAGCAAAGACAAGCGGCTGACCCTAAGTTAGAAAAGTGGTTGTCTAAAAACGATTGGTTTGAAAAAGACAACGTTATGAAAGCTGCGGCTACCGCTATACATAATCAAATCGTTGGTGAAGAGGGTTTTGATCCTACTACTGACGAATATTATGCTGAAATAGATAAGCGCATTCGCAAAGAAATGCCTCACAAGTTTCAGGTGAAACAACAGAACGCCCAAGTTGTTACGCCTGCGTCTGGCAACGGACGGTCCTTAAAATCTGGGCGGAAAAGATCGGTGGAGCTAACACCGGGACAAGTCGCATTTGCTAATAAAATGCGGATACCTCTTGAAGTTTATGCGAAAGAGGTTGTGAAACTAGAAAGTAGGAGCGATTAAATGGGAACTAGGTCAGCGCGTGATTCAAATTCACGGGAAAGCGCAGAGCGCATTCAACAATGGCGTCCGGGTTCTGCTTTAGACGCCCCAGAGCCACCTCTAGGATACAAGCATAGATGGATTCGTGAATCTGTCATGGAATATGATGATAAGACTAACGTTCACAAGAAACGGCAAGAGGGATGGGAACTTGTTCGCGCTGAAGAGTACCCTGATTATGTTGGCCCCGTCATTGACGAAGGAAGAAACGCAGGCACCATTGGTGTCGGTGGATTGGTTCTGGCCCGAATCCCTACCGAATTGGTAAACCAGCGGAATCAACACTTTGCACAAGTGGCTAGTAATCAAATGGACGCTGTTGACCGCGATTGGATGCGGGAAAACAACGCCCTTATGCCAAAACTGGCACCACAACGTAAATCTTCTGTTAGCTTCGGCTCACGGAATAAATCTGAAGGATAAGTAAGATGGCGAATCAAGACGCCCCTTTCGGCCTTCGCCCACTTAAAAACAGTTTGTCTTCACAAAGACAAAACCGTTATCGTATTGCCTCTGGCTACAACACGAACATTTTCCAAGGTGACTTAGTTACAGTCAACACAAATGGAACAATTACTCGCGTTGCAGCAGGAGACAATGCTTTGTGTTTGGGCGTGTTTAATGGCTGCGAATATGTGGATGCGAATGGTGAAGTTAAATTCTCTAACCATTGGCCTGCAAACGCAACTGGAACAGACATTTTTGCGAATGTCATTGATGATCCAAGTGCCACCTTTGAAATTCAAGCGAATGCAGCAATGCCTGTAACCGACTTGTTTGGAAACTTTGATATTGTAGATAATAGCCCTGTTGGACGAACCGCAAGCGGTGTTTCCAGCATGGAACTTGCAGTATCGACAGGTGCAACCACAGCAGCCTTGGCTCTGAAAGCTATCGACATTTCTCAAGACCCTGAGAATGACGATGTATCGTCGGCTAATACAAATGTAGTAGTCAAAATCAACAACCACCTGTTCAGTGCTGGCACTGCAGGTCTGGCATAAGAAAGGAGATAAGTTATGGCTATTTCTCGTTCACAACTTGTCAAAGAGCTTGAGCCGGGCCTAAATGCTTTGTTCGGCATGGAGTACAACCGTTACGACAATGAGCATGCAGAAATTTTCGACACCGAATCGTCAGATCGTGCGTTCGAAGAGGAAGTTATGCTTTCAGGTTTTGGAAATGCTCCTACTAAAAGTGAAGGATCAGGCGTATCGTTTGATGATGCTAATGAAGCGTACACCGCTCGTTACACACATGAAACTGTAGCTCTTGCATTCGCTTTGACTGAAGAGGCGATTGAAGACAATCTGTATGATCGTCTTGGCGCTCGTTACACCAAAGCACTTGCCCGTTCTATGGCGCATTCTAAGCAAGTTAAGGCTGCTGCAGTTCTTAACAACGCTTTTAACGCTTCATTCACAGGTGGTGACGGTGTTGAGCTTTGTTCTGCGGTACACCCACTGGCTCAAGGCGGTACATTCCGCAATGAACCAGCTACTGCGGCTGACCTCAATGAAACTTCGCTTGAAAATGCTTTGATTGACATTTCAGGCTTTGTTGATGAGCGGAATATGATTATTGCCCTTCGTGGCACTAAGCTGATTATTCCACCACAGCTTCAGTTCATTGCAGATCGTTTGCTGGAATCGACCTTGCGTCCCGGCACCGCTGACAATGACATTAACGCGACAAAGAACATGGGTATGGTGCCAGAGGGTTATACAATTAACCACTTCCTCACCGATACTGATGCGTTCTTTATCAAAACTGACGCGCCAAATGGCTTCAAGCACTTTGAGCGTTCTCCCATGCGTACAAACATGGAAGCAGACTTTGATACAGGCAACATGCGCTTCAAGGCGCGTGAGCGTTATTCGTTTGGATTCTCGGACCCACGTTGCGTATTCGGTTCACCCGGAGCGTAACCCGAACAAATGTTTGGCTTTGATTGGGGGCGGTTTATCTGCCCCCTTTCTTTTTTTACAAAGTTGCTGTATGTTTTTCTTGAACAATAATGTTCAACTAAACTTATATATCTTTGCGCCTGCAAACGCAGAGAGTTGACCTCGGACACGAGAGGAAGAAAACATGGCGACTACACACTTTTCTGGACCAGTACAGTCTACAAATGGCTTTGAAGTTCCCGTTGTAACAACGGCTAACCTTCCTGCTTTTGCAGACACTACAGTTGGTACTGTTTATATTGTTAGCGACAACGGCTCTGGTAACAATGAATATTGCTTGGTTATTAACACAGGTGCTGCTTGGGTTACGGCTGTTGGCGCTGCACTGAGCTAATAGGAGACTGCAATGTCAGGTCCAGTACAGGCATATAATTGGGCGCAAGGCACCTCTGCGGGTGTTGTTGGTCCATCTCGCTCAAGAATCCGACAAATTGTAATTTATGCTGCGGCAGCAGGAGCTTTTACGATTAAAGACGGCAGTGGTTCTGGGGAAACATTAATTACGCAAACTTTTCCTGTAGGCATGCATCATCTGAATATTCCTGATGACGGCATACTTGCTTCTAGTGGTGCGTATGTCAGTGCCTTTACAGGCTCAAGTAATCAACTGACGATCTTTTTATCTTAAATGTAGTAGGGGGTTTAGCCCCCCTATTATGCAGTAGGTGAGAAATGCCACGAAAAAAAGAAAAACCGATACGAAAAACTACTGGTAAGGGCGGTAATTACCGCAAGACAAAATCAGGCGCTGGCATGACAAAAAAGGGTGTTGCCGCGTACAAGCGCAAAAACCCCGGCTCTAAATTAAAAACAGCCGTTACAGGCAAGGTAAAGCCGGGAAGTAAAGCCGCAAATCGCAGAAAGTCATACTGCGCACGTTCTGCAGGGCAGATGAAAAAATTTCCCAAGGCTGCAAAAGACCCTAATAGTCGTTTGCGTCAAGCACGTAAAAGATGGAAGTGTTAATATGCCTAAAGACGCTTGTTATAAAAAGGTAAAGGCTAGGTACAAAGTTTTTCCTAGCGCATATGCCAGTGGTGCTATTGCAAAATGCAGAAAAGTAGGCGCTAAAAGCTGGGGTAATAGTAAGAAAAAGCCTGTTAAAAAAGCTATGGGCGGCGCAGTTGAGCCTAACAATAATTTTAGAAAAAGACCTGTACGCAGAATGATGAAGGGTGGCGAGGCTATAGCTAATGGATGCGGCAAAGTCATGGGCAATCGCCGCAAGGTAACAAGGATGACCTGATGGCTGTTCGCAAAACTAAAAAAGGCGCAGCTTTAAAACGTTGGTTCAAAGAAGATTGGAAGGACGTTAGGACAGGAAAGGCTTGTGGTCGTAAGAAAGGCGAAAAACGCGGCACACCATATTGCCGACCTAGTAAAAGAGTTAGTTCAAAAACACCAAAAACAGCGTCAGAAATGACAGCAACAGAAAAAAGAAGTAGAATTTCGCAAAAAAAACGCATTGGACAACCTGCTGGAAAGCCACGTAGGGTTAAATCCCTGAAAAGGAACAAGAAATGACTGTATCAGGCTCGAAAGACTTTGAATTAGACGTAGCCGATTACATTGAAGAGGCTTTTGAGCGTTGTGGACTTGAGGCCACGACAGGCTATGATATGCGAACTGCGAAGCGTTCCTTGAACCTGTTGCTCGCTGATTGGGCAAATCGTGGTTTAAATCAGTGGACTATTGCGCAAAGAAATTTCACGGTTACAGAAGGTGATGGGGAAACTAGCCTTGGTGCAGATGTTATAGATATTTTGTCTTTAGTTGTTCGTAGAAACGGGACAGATTATGCTTTAGATAGAATAAGCCGCGATACATACTTAAACATTCCCACAAAATCCACGAAAGGAAGGTCTACTCAGTATTTCGTTGACAGGCAAATAAATCCAAATTTAAAAGTATGGCCTTTGCCTGAAAACAGTACAGATGTAATTTACTATGATGCGCTCATAAGAATGGATGATGCAGATTCTTATGTTAATACAGCGCAAATTCCTTTTAGGTTTTACCCTGCGTTGACTGCAGGATTGGCTTACTACATTGCAATAAAAAAAGCGCCTGATCGTATTGGTCTTTTGAAGCCAATATATGATGAAGAGTTGAACCGTGCGATGGATGAAGACAGGGACAGAGCTTCATTTAAAGTGTCGCCTGACTTGAGAAATTATCGTTATGTCTAAATACGCTACAGGAAAATGGGCGTATGGAATATCTGACCGTTCTGGATTTAGGTATCGACTGCGTGATATGCGCAAAGAATGGAACGGCCTTCTCGTCGGCAAAGATGAATGGGAAGCAAAACAGCCACAACTTGAACCATTAAGGGCAAGACCAGACCCTCAAGCATTAAAAGACCCAAGGCCCGAAACAAACCTAACAGAAGAAAGGACGATCCAGTACGGCTTTAATCCTGTAGGCTATCGTGGTGATGCTCTAGGCTTTACGGGTAATAGATTAAAAGCTGAAGGGTTTATAGGAGCAGTTACTGTTAGCGGAGGAACTAACCCAGAAAACGTTGCCAATGCCGTAGGTGTTTCTGCTTTAAATAGTGTAGGCGTAGTTGTTGTTGTGGTGTCAGGTTTCGATGTGTCAGGAATAGCAAGCAATGGAGCTATAGGTACTGTAAGCGTAATTTCAGAATCAGTACCAAGATTTGACAGTACATCTATTACGCTAGATTCGACAACAGATACTTTTGATGAAGGATAAGACATGGCGTTACAAAGCGTAGGAATAGGAAGCAGTGCAAACGACGGCAGTGGGGACACTCTTCGTTCTGGAGCCACTAAAATAAATGCAAACTTCACTGAGATATATGCGGCTCTTGGCAATGGCACTACACTTACAGATATAATTAATTCTAGTGGCGTTATTGATGTAAGTTCTGGTGCAAATAAGATTGTTTTTTATTATGCAAATCTAAGTGATTTGCCGAGTGCTGGAACGTATCATGGCGCAATAGCACATGTTCACGCTACAGGTGGATTATACTTCGCGCACGGTGGGGTATGGATTAGATTAAATGATGAAACTACTGGTCCTGTAACAAAATATACTGCTGGAACAAACGGTTCAAGTGCCTATACATTTACTGGACCCGGAGCTACATCTGGCGATAATCCAAACTTTACTTTCTACAAAGGTCATACTTATCTTTTAGATAATACGGCTAATGTAGGAAGTCATCCTTTGCAGATAAGAACTTCAAATGGGGGTTCCGCCTTTACAACAGGCGTTACTGACAACTACAACTCAACGTCAGGGCTGACACAGTTTATTGTACCACATGAGCCTTCTGACACTTCTTTAGTGTATCAATGTACCAGCCATAGCAGTATGGTCGGTAACATAACAATAGTGTGATGTTATGGTGAAGACGGCGAACACACCATGAGGGTAAGCCAATGAATTATACAGAATTAACGTCTGCAATAAAAGAATACACAGAAAATGAGGAAACAACTTTTGTTTCCTTAATTCCAACGTTTATACAGCAGGCAGAACAGCGAATATTTAGAACCGTAACAATACCTGAAGTTAGGTCTAATAGCACAGGGATATTGGCCCAAGGAAATCAATACTTGGAAAGACCGTCTGATTTTTTAGCCGTATTTTCTTTAGCTGTAGTTGATCCAGTTACTAGCGCGTATAGTTACTTGCTGGAAAAAGACGCCAGCTTTATGCGTGAAGTTTACCCAGTTGCCGCTACTGAGGGTGTGCCTAGATATTATGGTCAGTTTGATGGTGATATTATATCTGCGGGTACACACGGTCACTTTATTGTGGGTCCGACGCCTAATGCAAATTATGTGGTAGAATTGCATTATTACTATGAGCCACCTTCGATAGTTACCAGCAATACATCTTGGCTAGGAGAGAACGCGGATACAGTTCTTTTGTACGGCTGCTTGGTGGAGGCTTATAATTTTATGAAAGGCGAAGCTGACATTATGCAGCAGTACAAAGAAAGATATGATATTGCACTAAGGCAGCTTTCTGTGATTGACGCAGCAAGCAAGCGTGAAGTTTCGTATGGTGACAGTTATAGGGATAGAAACTCAGCATGAACATTCAGAATTTACCAAATATAAAGTTAGGAAATGTATCTGTTTCAACTACGAACAATCGTGGTTTTACGCCAGAAGAAGTGGCGCAGAGATGCACAGATAAGTTACTTAACATTGCAGACAGTACACCGCCTGCCATTAGGGATCAGGCCATAGCTTACAAAAAAAGTATGGAAGCTGTTATAGCTTTGTATATGAAAGAGGCTATTAAAACGGACAGAACTACTGTATACAATGCAATCAAAGACGCTGGGCAACCCAAACTAGCTGAATATATAAGGAAAATGTAAATGGCATTCTCAGGCAACTATATGTGTACTTCTTTTAAGACCGAAATTATGGTAGGGGTCCATAATTTTACTACTGCTAGTAATGTATTTAAATTGGCTTTGTTTACCAACAGCGCAACGTTGGATGCTACTACGGTAAGTTATACTGCGTCTGCAGCGGCTGGGGGCGAAGTTACTGGAACGAACTACACTGCTGCGGGTAGTTCCATGACCAGTGTAACTCCCACATCCATAGGTACAACCGCACTGGTTGACTTTAGTGATGTGACGTTTTCAAACGTTACTATAACGGGCGTCAGAGGCGCACTTCTGTATAATAACGCTCCCGTATCTGGGGGCGGCACACCTGCAGTTTGTGTTTTAGATTTTGGCGTTGATAAAGCGGCTAACCAAGGCGACTTCACGGTGGTCATGCCCACAGCAGACGCTTCCAACGCGCTAATTCGCATAGCGTAAAACAAGAAGGAATTAAGATATGACTAATGTGACCACTGGGTTGTCGGATACGTTTAAACTAGAGCTTTTAAAAGGCAACATGAGTTTTTTTTCGGATCAAATGAGAGTTTCTTTGATAAAAGAAAATTCTTCTACTGTTGACTCTACCACTACTAACTGGACTACGTTCAACAGTGCGGGTCAACAGCCAACAGGCAATAACTACGATGGCAGTGGTGGTGGCACTACCTTTAATACATTTGTTACAGGAGCAGAGGCAAACAGAGCTAGTGACGATGTAGGAGGAACAGCTACAGCGTATCCCAAGCTGGTCAACAGTGTAGCTGTTATGGACCTCCAAGATGCTGTATTCCAAAACGTCACTGTAACTGCAGATGGCTGCATACTATACAATTCTGATTTTCTTAACAACGCAGTTGCCGATGGCGACAACATCGTAGCAATATTTGACTTTGGTGGTACAGTCAGTGCTACTGCAGGTGATTTTACAATCCAGTTCCCAGCCGCAGGTTCTACTACAAGTATCCTAAGATTGGCTTAACATGAGGGTCGGTCTAAATGGCAAAGTTCTTTAACCGTGTAAAGGTAGCAATAACATCTACAGGGACAGGTAGCGTTACTTGCGGAGCTGCTTTAGCAGGTTTTCAAAGCCTAGCAGATGCTTCTGTGGCTAATTCTGATGTTGTTCGTTACACCATTATTGATGGCAATTCTTATGAATCTGGCACTGGCACAGTAACATTATCTGGTTCCACTTATAGCATAAGCCGTGGGCCTTCTGTGTCCTCTGAGTCAAACAATTCTGCTATTGATGTTACGTCAAGCGCAAATTTGTTTCTGACTATGCTTGCCCAAGATGTTAAGCAGGTTCTTTCCGATTTAGATAATGTATCGACTACTGCGCCTGCTGGCGGTCAAGTGTTATCTTATGACACGAACTCAGCCTCGTGGGTTCCTAGCTCCCCCTCTGGTGGGATTGTAAGCGTAGCTAACTATGCAGCTTTACCAGCAAGTCCCAGTGCTACAGACCTAGCTTGGACCGAAGATACCAAGTCCCTATACATATATGATGGTGCAGAGTGGGACAGGTTCTACACAGATACAAACGCCACACCAGAATGGACAACATCTCCACCAGAATTTGCGGCGTTGGCTGATGACGGAACTGCAACGACTCAAACGGTTGTAGCAAGTGATCCAGAGGGATTCCCCGTTGAATATTCATATGACACCAATCCATCAAACCAATCGCAAGCAACTATTTCTCAGGCCAATAATGTTTTTACTATTACACCGTCCACGACTCTATCTGATGCCGGAAACTTCACATTAAGATATAAAGCGACTGACGGAATACACTCAACCTCTAGGTCTACACAATATTCTTTATCATTTTTTACACAAGCATCATCATTATTCGGCAGATGGGATATTGGTACTAGCAGTAGTTATAGCGGTAGCGGCACCACTTGGAATGATTTATCTGGGAATGGGAGAAATCTTACAATACAAAACGGTGCGTATAACTCTAATGGTTTTGGTGGAACACCTGTCTGGGAGTGGACAAGTACAGATGCTAGAATTGATCTTCCTGATGACCTTTCTTCCGTAAAAACTTTTATGATTATATGGGGGTTTCCGACCGGATCAAACCGACAAATATTAATTAATGAAGGTAGTAATGACTATGCGGGATACTTAAGTTCTAGCTCCTCCGGCAATACCCTATCTGGCGGGGCAACCCATTCGGGCGAATCTCGGTCTACTAATATGAACGGCAATTATTTCAACGCTTCAGGCAATGCAAACTCTGTGTACAATCATATGGAAGTTAACAAGTTGAATATCCATACTGTACGAGGGTATCAGGCAAACGAATCAGGCATAACTTATGCAAATTATTCAAGTTATAATCACGCCCACCAATTAAGAGCAATTATCATGTGGACAGTAATGTTGACTGATGCAGAGATTAAAGAAGTTTACGATAGATTTCCATCTGGTTCTATGGCAACTTGGGACGGATAAAGGGTAAATAATACATGAAAATAAATTTTTCAAATAGCCCATCTAACTAAATGTTAGGCTTTGCCCCCATAGCATCTGCCACTCTAGCAGATGAAGGCCGTGTTGCACCTATTACAATCGCTGGTGTTGGGGAAGGAATTACTACACCTGATTGGATGAACAACGGTTTAGAGGTTACAGCCTCTTTAGCCCCGTTTTCTCCGTCAGGGGTTACAGTAAAAGTTTCATCGACTATTTCTACTGATCCAGTAAGAAAACCTGAAACTATGGTTTTCTCTAATACTCAAGGTTGGATTCGTATAGAAGGCCGTACAAACTACGATTGGGATAACGTTCTCATGCTAGGCATGAGAGATAAAAACACTAATACAAGTCTTAGCAATTATGACGGATTAGGTTCACCCCCCGTCTGGGATGAGGCGGGGTCAGCAACTTACTTAGACGATTCAGGCAGAACCATATCTAAAAACCTGTCGTTTCAAACTAAAGTTACATCAGAGATTACCACTGCACCTATAGTGTCGCAGGATGCTTTCGCGCCTGTATCAAACGGTGAATACACGTACCCTGCTACTACTGATATAACTCTTAATCCTGCTAGCGGAACTACTCACTTGCAGGCACCAAAGCTATATCACCTGCCGTCTGAAACAATTAGCAGTAACGCAGCAACCATAACATCTTTAAGTGATTCGCTGTCGCTAACACTTGAGTTCCCCCCTGCGTCTGATTCTACTTAC